TAATCCCACCGCAAACTTCAAGAATGCGATTAATTGTGGGTACATCTAGTGCATCTTCTAATGCATCTCTATCTGCTACCAAATCTGGTAGTTGCTTTTTCAGTGCTACTGCTACTGCATCAATTAAAACATTTAATGTTTCTGTTTCTGATGTTGAATCTGCTGCACCTTGTAGTGCTAACATAAATTCTCTAAGCTCTTTAATGCTTAGTGGCTTTAACTTCACATTTGAGACGTCCTGCAGTGTAATTTCTTCTACACTATATACTGTAGTTGCCAATTTAATCCTCCTAGGATCGTCTTAATTATTATAACATATTGCAGTTAACAGTACAACAATAAAGCCCCCATTTCTGGGGGCTTTATCTACTTAAATTTAATTAAGCTGGTGTCCAGGTACGGTCAATAATCTTTCCGTATTCTGAGCCTGTGTAACCTGCGTCTGGTAGCAGACGGAATGTTACTGGGAATGATGTTGGAGTATTACGTGCAAGCGAGAATTGTGTCTGTTGTACAGACAATACACGACGTGCATAGTAAATACGCTCTGTTGTAGCTGAAGTCTCAGTTGGAGCTTGTCCAATTGCGATTAGCTGACGTTCTGTTGGAGCAACTCCAAGAGCACCTGCTTCCAATCCAAGTGTCTTACCTGAATTTGTAAGAGTTGATTGTCCTTGTCCGAAAACAACTAGAACGTTCTCTAGTGTTCCTTCTGCCATTTCTGTTGCGATCATAACTTCCATCGCAGACTTGAAAAGCTTTGCTGTATCAAGCAACTGGTCAACAGTTACTGAATCGTAAGTTGGGTTATAAGTGATCTGAAGACCATTGTTTGTATAACCTACGTTACGGTAAGCATTATCTGCTGTAGTTTGTGCTGCATCAAGAGTTGTACGGTATGAAGCAGATGATGAATATGCTGGTACTCCGTCTTTCTTTCCAGCTGTTGCAACCTTTGCAACACCTGGCTCTTGGTTTTCAACATAACCTGTTACTGATGAATCTGAATTCGAGATGTAAAGCGGTGAAGCTCCCACAAGAATATTTTTGGCTGAGTTAAATGCCATTGTGTCTTACCTCCTGTTTTAAAAATATATATATATTGTTAAACTTTTTTGAAATCGTGGCTGGCTAGGCCCTTTCCTCTATATCCAATTTTAGTGTATAATGCCCCAAAAGGCAAACTATAGGAATCTGCCGTCTGTGCCTACGTGCCTTGCATACTTTACTTCAAGTATTACATCTGCTGATAAAAAGCCTGCTAGCTCCTCTGAAGGGGCCGTAGGGGATATGTCTGCTACAAATATGCTGTAAAATTTAAACTTTTGAGATATTCCGCTATACCGATTAGCATCCCTTGCAGACTCATCCATTCTTCTATATAGATCTGTCATTAGGTTTCTAATTTGGTTGATCTCAGATATATCTGTTGAATATATGGTAAATAGGATTTGTTCACAGCATATGACCCAGTTATCCTCGTAAGACATGCCTATCTTATCGTATACTATATGCTTTTTTCCGCTCAAAAACTGATTCATTTCTGGTTGCTGTTGAACTGGAATAATTGGAATAAGCTCTTCGCCCAGATTATCGCTATAGTAATCTGATGCCTCAAATAGGTCATTAGACTTAAGCTGACTCCATAAATGCTTACGAAGATCTAGCATTACATCATAATTATAATCCGTTGTCATTTGAGCCTCCAAAAGCTAGTGCAAGGGCTGTCTCAGCCTGCATGTTGACTGTATTTGGTGAAAAAGAATATTTAACCTTTTTAATATCTGCTGGCAATTTTATTGCCTTGCTTACAGATGAATTAAATATTTGCTGAAACTTTGAATTTTTGATTGATAGGTTTACAAGATTACCAGTAAAGAATCTAGCGTACTCTATCTTATATCTTCCAGTAGCTTTTCCGCCGCCTGGTCTTTTAACTACAACTGGCATACCTTTAGGCATTCTAATAACAACGCCATCCATTTCAAAAACAAGTCTTTCTGCATTTTTAGGTCTAATCGTTACTGGATTTCCAGCCTCCATCACGGAAGCTTTGTTTGTAAATACATGTCTTGCTTTACCAAAGTTTGTTGGAACCATTGATTTAGATGGCTTGAATTCAGAAACAATTTTAAAAGAAAGTCCCTCTGTTCCAGCTATCTTTAAATCAAATAGTCTTGCTGATGGGGTTCCAACCTTTTTCCATTCGTAGACATGATGCAAACTTTTAGGGTTTGTTCTAGCTTGAGAGTCTACATAGTTTCCAAAATCTTTTTTAATCTGTGAAAACAAAATGCTTTGAAATTTTGACTGAAATTGTTTATTAGTTATTATCTTTGAAACAACAGATGCTTGATAATATATAGCTGCAGATATTTGAGCTACTGTGCTATCTTGTAAAATTGTGCCCTTAGTTCCACCCATGGTTTTCTGTAAACCACTGGCTGCTTTTACTAATACGGCACTAGTATCCAATTGTTTGATTTTCCGATCTTTTCACAGTAGTATTGTAGCCAACAACAGTTCCGAAAGGATCTGTCATTGGTGTTGATCCCATAACCTCAAAAACTGTTGGGGTGTCTGTTGGAAAGTTTGCCTCTACCCAGATGCTTGTGCCATCTGAGCCAAGTATGTTTGTAATCTTTTCACGAAGGCTTACTTTTTCTGTTGTTCTAATTTGAAGAATCTGATCATTTGTATATCTATTACTTAAGACCTGCTTATCACCAGTTCTTGTTGAAGCAGAGTTTGATATGACGCCTTTTGCATGACATGCCATACTTCTGTCATATTGCCACTCTCTTTTAAGAGCACCAGTATTTGAGTCTTGGTAGTCTACTTGCTTGTAAACATCCATCTTCATGCTTAATACTGAATCTATAATATTAAACATTAGATAACTACCATCTGATTGATTACATAAGGCAATAGAATTTGGTCAACATAAACGTTTCCAGTGCCCCTGTATGTCTCAGAATTATATTCAAACTTCCAGTCAAATGTTGATATGCTCTTCATATACTTGTCTCTCCAGACCTTATCCTTTGAGAAATAATCTTTCATAAGCTCAATTGCTGCAAGCTCAACTTCATCTGGAACTTGATCCCAACCGTATCTACCTGCAACACGATATACGCTATCTTTTGCAAATGCTCCGTTACCCATGTCATTTATAGATGGAGGAATCATACCATTTGCCACATAGACTGTGTTGTCAATCATATCTACACGATTAATTCTTAGCCCAAAACCGCTTTCAGAAATAATAGTGCTGTAGTTCCAGTTATTTACATTGTTAATAGTGTCAACTAGCAACACGTCATTTTGATAAAGCTCATGTAAATCTGCAAGCTTAAATGGCAAAGGCAATACATCTGCTCCTGCACCGTATACGGTATGGACATCGTCGTAGAGACTAAATGTTTGTCCAGTATAATTTTCAATTATCTTTCTTGCATATCTTTCAGCTTCTGCAATTTCAAAATAAGACTTGTAGTTTGGGTCAGAAGGATCCGACCCCAACTTTAAGACATCTCCTGCTTGAGTAATATCAACATAAGGAGTTACAACAAAAAGCTTATGCTCTTTTGTAATAGTAGTTCCATCTACGCTATATTGCCAAACAAGCTTTAACTGTTTATTTCTATCTGTTAGTGAGTGTGGTGGATACACCTCATAAACACCAATATCTGTTTCCATTTTTGTTGGAGTTAATGTTGTAAGAAGTGTTCCTGGATTTATAGCAGGAGTTATTGCTGGGTCTTCCGTTATGTCATAAACTCTAACAACAGGAAGACTATCAGCATCTCTTGGAGAGCCCTTCCAATAAACCTTGTGCTTTACTGGTGAGTTTGTACCTACTAATATCTCCATTTAATAAAGGTTAAGCGTAGTAATCCTGAACTTCTTTAGGGGTTGCTATGCGGAAACCTTCCTCCTTGTCAAAAATTTTCTGAGCATCTTCTTCTGTCATTGCAACAAAAGGGTGCTCCTTTGTAAAAGTGTATCCAACTATATCGTATCTATAATTTTCTCTAGTCATTCTAACTAGAACTGTGTCCTCTGGCTTATCTGACTTTGGATCAAATCTAGGAAGGATTTCTTCTGTTTCAGCAAACTCTTCAGCCGCCTCTTCAACATCTTTAATTGTCTTTTGATATACAGACCATGTTACGCCCTCTTCGGCAAGTGCGGCAATAACGTCTGCCTTGTTCTTAATTCCATCAGTATCAACTGCAAAGTCCTCTGCAATTTTTCTGAGTTCTGCAACTTTTAATGTCTCAAATGACATATATTCTCCTTTGTTAGGTTCTTCAATTATAGCATTGTTAAATTAAAATGAAAAGCCCCCAAAATTAATTGGGGGCCTTTCTAGGGTTAATTCTAATTAAGAAGCAACCTTAACGTTCTTTACGACTACCCAAGCATCAGCTTGTTCGATCTGGACGCCAACACGTGTGTACATTGTGTACTCGATTGAGTCCTTACGTGGCCAGAAGAAACGGTAAACAGTTACATCACGCTTGATACCAATAACTACGTTATTTGGGAATGTCAAGTGGATATCTCCGTGTGAACCAGTTTGTCCTGAGTAATCTCCAGCTTGTGTCTCTGGAAGAAGTGGAACTTCAACAATTGGAATACCAAATGCGAATGGTGCCACATATCCTGCAGGTCCACCTAGTGGTGCAACTCCTCCACGGATAACGCTTGAAGCGATATCTTGTGGAATTGTCTGATTTGTTCCAATGCTGTTAGCATATAGGAAGTCTTGAATCAAGTTTGATCCAGCAAGGAAGCGAAGGTCTCCACGACGCTGCTTGTACTTACGTGGCATAGCCTTAAGTGCCTTGTTGAATACTTCACGAGAAACTCCAGCACCGTTTGCGTCTACGACACGTCCTGATGCCTTTGCCTTCTTTACAACGCCATCAAATGACTTGTAAAGAGCATCTCCTGTTAGAGCTGTGTTTCCGTTAAGGATAACATCTTCGATGTCATTTCCTGCTTGTGTTGCCATCAAGCGGGCAATGTGATCTTCAAGGTCTGCACCTTCAATGTTGTCTTCTAGAGACTCTGTTGAAAGCTCCCAGTCCATACGAAGCTTCTTTGTTGTCAAAGAGATCTTTGAGAAAGTTACTGCACTGTTTTCACCAGTGTTTTCTCCTTCTGATGCGAGGCGCATAAGCTTCTCGCCAATTGACATGCGGTCAATCTCTGCTGTGTCTGCCTTAAGTCTAACTGTGCGGGCAACCTTACCGATTACGGTTGCGTCGAACATATAGTCTAGGAAGCGAGCAGATTGTTCTGGGTTAAGTAGTCCACCGTTTCCGTTTTCGGAAGCTCTGTGTACTCCTGTTCCACCAGTTGTTGAGCCAAATCCAGTTGATACTGTTGCACCAGCTGCGGCTGCTTTTTCTAATAGTTCATTGCTCATATTATTTTACCTACCTTAGTTAAATATTTCGTTCACGGAACCGAGGAAAGAACCGTTCCATTTAGATTTCTTGATTGTTACTTCCTCTGATCGGCCAAGATCAGAAGACTTCTTAATTGCAGTCTCGGACTCTACTGCATCGACACGCTTTTGTACACCATCAATCGTGCTCTTGATATCTTTTACAGCGCTTGA